TGGTCTGTGTGAAGGGATTTAGATTGTGAATGAAATTTTAAATTTAAGGAGGATGGGATATGAATTGGGAAATAGCTATAATAATGATATTAATTGTCGGAGGAATTATTGATTTATTTTTATGGTCTAAAATGGATTTAGAAGAAATGGAAGAGGCAAGAAATTGGATAGGGTCAGCAATATTTTACCATCTTAAAAAATGGGTAGGGCGGTAGATTTGTTAATGAATAAAGTAGCTCCGCATAATAGCTGCCCTCAGCGTATGGCGGGCTGAATGCCCGACATTACGCTGCAGGGGTTTGTTGGCTGGCTTCTGGGCTGGTCAGCGGAGCCATTGGCGGGACGATGTGAGGTTGAGAATGGCCGTAACTGGTGAACGGAAATTAAAAGTTGGAGGTGGGTTGTGAAAGATTCTAAATTTAAAAAAAAGATATTAGATGTTATGTTGGGAGAAGACGGTTATAATAACCGGTGCAGGTGGTGTATCAGGAATTTAATAATTAAAAGGACTTTAGAAATGGCACAAGACGAAAATAACGCACAGACAAAGGCGTCAGAGTTGACGCAATTGTTAGCCTGTCCATTTTGTGATAATAATAAATTAAGTATATCAAGAGAACAATCTGGACAAGGTTCAACCGACCCTGTAATTAAATGTAATTGTGGATGTTCTTTATTGGGTACATGGAAAACAGATGAAGAATTAATAAAATTATGGAATACAAGGCCAGGCTAACGGTTGTATTAAGCCGTGCGCTTTTTGCATCGGCTTGAATACTTTGTTATATGCGGAATTACATAAGGAGAAAAAAATGAAAACTTGCAAAACCTGCAAACATTGGTTACTAAATGAACAAGATGAGTATGACAGAATTATTTTCCCATACAAACCAGGCGATGATTACGAACAATGTGAGACAGAAGATGAAGCAGTCTCTTTATTTGGGCACAAGGTAAGACGATGTAAAAGCCCTAAATTGCTATTCTATCAACGACCAGAAATAACAGGAGCATGCGTTGTCGATGGTAGTGAATATCGAGCAGAATTAATAACAGGCGAAAATTATGGTTGCGTTAATCACGAAAGCATATAACGGGTTATAATAACCGGTGCAGGCGGAGAAGATAGATTTTAACGAATAAACGAAAGGAATAAGATTGTGAAGAATTTGAAACGTAGTAGCATTGGCCGGTGGGTGTGGGCATCCGTGTTCATCATTTTGTTATCTTGTTTTTTGCCGAGTATAGCTCAAGTGTATCAAATGCCTGAAACGGTTTTGTACGAAACAGAGTGCTATATTTGTGGGAAAACAATCCAAGAACGCAGAGAAGTTGAAAGTTCATATTTTGACAATATGGGTCAATGGATGCCTATGCAATATGGGTATATTAAAGACAGTATAAAACTTCAGCATATTGAGATTCACAAAAAGATTGAAGTATGTCCAGAATGTCTTAGCAAATATGGCGCGGAAATTAAAAAATATATGGAATGGATGTGGAACAAGAAAATAAGCGAATTAATAGCAGAAAATATTGAAAATCGAAAAAAGCACAGTAAATTAAGACATGACAACGAAGTACAGGATATTGAATTAAAAATAGAAAAATTACAGAATAAGTTGAGAGGCAAAAAATCAAGATAACAAGATGATAACATGTTTAAGAAAATCAGATCAATAATAACAGATGTTTATAATTATTAAATATAAGGCTTGTACACACAAATGTGCACACGAAAACGAATAGACGTTAGATTGCCTCAACAGAAAATTAAATTAATTAGGGATTATTGCCTACAAACAGAGCAGACGTTTACGTCATATTTAGAATGTGCATTAGATTTTCAAATGCGTAGAGATAAAATAAATGAACAAACAAGATGTATAAATACATGGGGTGATGATATAGAACAAATGCCCCTTAATCCAGAACATGAGGAGGTAGAAAATGAATAATTTTAAAAGAGTTTCTGCAAAGAATTTGTTTAATGTTTTATTAATAATTGCTATTCTTTTTGTTATGTTGCTACTTCTTTTCAGACGAGTAAAGGCAGAGGAAACAAGCTACAATATTGAAAATGGGAAAGATTACATATTGACCATCATTGACACAGAAAATATAAAATCAGAAGTAGAATATATTCTATACAAATGGACGCAACCAACTGGGCTGATATTGATTGCTTTAGAGGATTCGACCTATATTGAAAAAGCATTACTTGATACACGTTTTTATGTTACGGCCAGGTATAAAAACAGAACTGCTCAATCTGCACCAAGCGATACAGCTTGGGTTAAAGTTTATGGAGAAGGCGATGTTTCTCCATCTTTACCGCCCTCGGATACAACCATTATTACTGAAGGTTTACTGTTCGCCGAATATCGCATTATGGATATTAGAAATAGTGTGGACGGTTGGCATAGTGGAATAGATGGGCAGGGATGGTTAGCACAAGGATCAAGTATAAGTATTATGTTGTTGAATACTATCACAAGCCCATATCGAATTACGGTTAGTTCCACTGGTCGCTTGCAAGTTTATTTCGGGGGACAATGTGATACATTGCAAACGTTTAATCCAGAATCGATTGATTTTAATTCGGGTGGTGGGGACAAGGAATTAATCATAACTGCTTTGGGAAATACAGAGTTTAAATATGCTATCCCAGGAGAAAAAACAGTAAGGATAGAGGCAATCCCAAAAGCAGTAAACATATTAATCGACAAGGAATAAATTATGGAAATGATACGATATACAAAAAAGCAAATTGATAAAAATCTCCTTGCTTATTTGGCCATATCAAATGTTGAAGAATGGCTTGGTACGATTGATAGAAAAATGGAAGGTGCAAAAAATGAGATTGGTAAAGCAATAAGCTATATTTGGAACAATCAAGATGAAGATGCTGTAGCTCATTTGGTAAGAGCAAAAGAGTTTTTAAAATGATTGCAAGGGGAAGAAGATTCAAAAGAATTGATCATCTGAAAAAAGCTCAAAAAGAGCAAAGGAAAAGATTTTTTGTTGATGTAATAAGAGAGGGATTAAAAACAAACGAAATTATGAAGAGATTTAAGTCTACCAATCTGGTAGGTGGGGATAAACATCAATTACAATCATGGATCAAGTTTTATAGAAATGAAATCAAGGAAGGGAATGTAAAATGAGGTAGAAAGTTTGGAATATACCAAAAACTGATTTTAAAAAATTCTTGACATATCAAAACTTAATTACTATATTGTGGAGTAGAATGGTTTCATGTAAGGTGAATTATGTCTGCTTCTTCGGAAAAAAGCAAACCTAAGAAAAAAAAGAAAAATTTATTTAAATTGGGTATAACTTCTACTGGTAGGCCGCCTAAATATAAAACCCCCGAAAAATTAATTAAAAAAATAGAGCAATATTTTAATCAGCTTAATAAAGATGAATCTATGACTATTACTGGGCTGTGTCTTTACTGTGGTTTTGAGTCAAGACAATCTTTTTATGATTATGAAAAGAAGAAAGAATTTTCTTACACTATAAAAAGATCGAAAATGATTATTGCAAGCCATTATGAGAACAATCTAAATGGTCGATATGCGGCGGGTGCTATCTTTGCATTAAAGAATTTTGGATGGACAGATAAGCAGGAAATTGAGCATAAATTTGAAGATGGGGTAGTAATTATTGGATGTTCCGCAAGAAATAAAAATTGATTTATGCGAAGAGCAATATGCTTTTGCAGTAGACCCGTGGAAGTACGGGGGCTTCTTTGGGGAGTATGGAAACGGCAAAACATTAGCTGCTATAATACTTGCGAATCGATTGAGTAAGATTTCTAAAAATGTAGGGATGGTTTTGCGAAAGACTTGGGGTGATAATAGAGATACGACTCTGAAACAGTTCCACGATTTTTTACCTTCCTGGGAGCAGTATTATAGATCGAGTGAACACGTACATAAGTTACCTAATGGGTCTACTATTTATTGGCGTGGAATGGATCGAGTTGGTAGAGTTTTGCAGTTAAATAATTATAATCTGGGATGGTTTTGGATTGAACAGATGGAGGAAATGTGGAGTGCTGAGGTTTGGAACACTTTAGAGGGTCGGTTGAAATTAACTAATATTGAGCTAAAAGGATTCGGGACTGCTAATCCAGCGGGTCATAATTGGTGCTGGCAAAAGTTTATTTCACCGCAGAGCAATTCTATTTACAGATATTTTCAGCCCCTGCCTCGATGGAATAAAGCGAATCTGCCTGAGAATTATTATGAAGAAAAAGAAAAGAACTGGCCGCCTCAAATGGTGGCGAGGTTTTTAAATGGGAAGCATGAAGGATATGAAGGATTGCTCTACTCAAACTTTAATAGAAGAGTCCATATCCATTCGTATTCAAAAGATAATTTACAACAAGTACAGACGGAACTTTGCCGTCCTGGGACTTATTGGGAGTTTCAAGATTACGGTCTTTCTGATGCCAACGCTATGGTCTGGTTGTGGGGATGGATGGGATCAGATGGAATATTAAGGATCATCGATGAGTTTTACAAGAAAGGATGTAAGCCGGATGAGGCCGGACAGGCCGTAAAGGCTACCCGTGCTAAGTGGGGAATAGAGGGTCTGATAAAAAAGACTATTGCCTGTCCCAGAGCTTTTCAGCATGAAAAAGATGGGACGACCCCGGCTGATTATTTCAAGTCCGAATATGGCATAATCTTATCACAGAATCCGGTTCAATTTGAAGTCAGGTACCCGCTTGCTTACCAGAAATTGGATGATGAAAAAATCGAGATATCAGAGAATTGCCCGAATCTGATTGCTGAGATGGAGTCTCTTACGTGGGAGAATTTGAAGAGCGCAGACGATCATGCAGTGGAAGCTTTTGAAAGGGGAGTCGCAAGAGTCTTTAAGCCAGTAGGCGATATCACTATGAGAAAAACGGTTGATATTGAGAGGCATAGAAAGCGGAGCGAGTCATTTGAAACCGCTGGATTGATGCAGGAGGATTTTTGAAGATATTTGATAATTATATCGATAAGCTCGTCCAACGAAATCTCGCTGAACAGAGAAGATCATCTAAAGCGAAAGGCGAGGTCGGGACGGCCAATTTCGGTGGATTTATTCAAGGCGAGGAATTCAATGCTGAATGGAAAGATATCAAAGCTGTTGAGAATGCTGATAAAATGAGACGTACTGATGCTCAGGTTAATGCTTCATTACTGGCCGTTGAGTTGCCTATATTATCTTCTACATCTCGGATAGAGCCAGCGTCTCAGGACAATATCGATTTGAAGATTGCAGAGTTTATCAATGTTAATTTATTCATGAATAGGAATTTTACTTGGAATTATTTGTTGAGACATATCCTCAAGTATTTGCAGTTTGGGGCTTATGTATTCGAGAAAGTTTATGAGGTTGTTGACAGTCAGATTTATATTAAAAACATATCACCGAGACTACCTAAAACGATAAGGAGATGGAATCAGAATGATGATGGGACTCTGAAAGAAGTCGAACAGTTCGCTACAAGGCCTGATGGTAGTTATGGTACATTTACAATCCCTAATAAATTTCTTGTATTGTTTACGAATAATCAAGAAGGCTGGAATTGGACGGGTACTTCGATTCTCAGGAATGCTTACCGGAACTGGAAAATAAAAGATACATTGATCCGTATAGATGCAATGAGACATGAAAGGCAGGGTCTGGGGATTCCTATATTTACACCCCCGGAGGATGCGAAAACAGAGGATATTGAAGCTTGTGAAAAAGTTGGTGAGACATTAAGATCACATGAAAAATCATATATTATTAAGCCTCATGGCTGGGATGTTGAATTTGCTGATTTAAAAGTATCATCATTAACCGATATTATACCATCGATTAAATTCCATAATACAGAAATCAGTTCAAATATTTTGGCTCAATTTATGGATGTAGGTAAAACTGATTTTGGTTCACGTGCATCTATCCATGAATTAAAAGAGAATTTTTTCTTGTCTTTACAATCTACGGCGAATTATATCGAGGATATTTTTAATGAGGGTATGGAAGGCCGTTTACTGATCAAAGAGCTTGTGAGTTTTAATTTCCCGAATGTCGATCAATACCCGAAATTAAAATTTTCAAAGATTGCTAACATTGATTATGAGAAGGTGAGTATCTATTTAAAGAATCTGGCTGACAGTGGATTTGTATGTCCGAGGCTGGAGGATGAGGTTCATATACGAGAGGAATTTGATTTACCGGAGGTTGAGGAAAAGAAAGAAAAGCCAAAAGAGACTAAGCCGGAAGTTAATACTCATGAACATAGTTATAAGAAGATGTCTGAACGATACTGGCGGACTCTCACATCATTAGAAAATAAGATCGGGTTAAAAGAGATTGATAATAGTATGCGTGATTTTGAGGCAGAGTTGATCGAGGTTGTTGAGAAGCATAGAAATTTTATGACTAAGGAATTGGCCAGGGAGGGAATCAGGCTGTTGAATAGGAGGCTCTCTTTAAAAGCTTTTACCAAAAAGACTATCGAGATTAAGATATCTGGCAAGGCTCGGATGGCAAGGGAGATTTCAGGCAAATTGAAAGACATTTATCAATATGGCCGTGATACTGTCAAGAGTGAATTGAAAAAGATTACGAAATTGCAGGAGCCGGGCGTGCCGATTATTGAGGATGAGCAGGAGAGTAAAAAGGCCGCTGTACCCTGGGCTGAGTTATCGGTTGCTTCGTTGACTACTATTTTACATAACGAATGGCGTAAGGAATTGATGAGACAGAAAAGTCTGGGGTTTGTGAATAGTGATTTATTAACTGATAGTATGGAGGCTTTAAAGAATACAGTTTTTAAAAGGGAGATGATCGAGAAGGCAAGGGGGATGTTTGGCATAGGTCGATCTGCGGAGGCTATGAAGCAGGACGTTAAGAAAGTTATCCGATCTGAGATTATGGATGATAAGATATGCAGAGCTTGTCGTCCTATTGATGGTAATGAATTTACTACTGATGATCCGCTTTGGTCAAAGGTCGCAGGGGGTCCTTACCGGAATTGTGAGGGTGGGGATGCGTGTCGAGGTATTAATATTTTTGTGGAGTGAGTGATGCCGCTACCCAAACCAAACCCAAATGAGAAAGAAAGCGATTTTATCAATCGGTGCATGAGTAATGATTTGATGAAATCTGAATATGCCGACATTGAACAAAGGTCGGCTGTATGTTATAGTCAATGGAGGCGAAAAGAGAAAATGAATGAGCCAAGAATGATTATTGCTTTAAGTGAAGTTGATCTTAGTGAAATTACTTTTATTTATTCGGGGAGTTTTGATCATTATAGATACGGCAAATTTAAGATCACGGAAAAAGATATTGATAATGGTATTAATAATTTCAATAATGGGATTGGGGCTCGAAAAGATGATAAAGGTAACAATGTGCTTGTTGGTAATTATGATCACCCAACCGGCGCCAATACTGATCCTGAACAAAATAAAAACAGTGGTATATTGAAAAAGGTATTTAAAAAGGATGGTGTTGTAAAAGCTATTGTGGAATGGACTGATAAAGCAAAAGAGTATATAAAGAAAAAAGAATTTTTATGGATCTCCCCAGAGTTTAAGGAGGATTGGAAAGATGAGAATGGTAAGATGAGGGGATTTACATTTTTGGGGTTTGCGTTGACTAATTACCCCTTTTTAAAAAAGAACCAATTAGCTCTTGCTCTCACTGAGGATAGCCGGGTCATATTTCAGGAACAGACTTTCGAATGTGAATGTATAAAATGCGGATGGAAGGTTACTTCTAAAGAGCATTGTAATGATATAAAATGCGATAAATGCGGGGGTCAAATGAGAAGAGTTGAAAGGCCGGGGCCGGGACAGGCTAAAGATTTTGTTAAATGGACTACTGCATTTATTAATGATTTACCCGATTCAAGTTTTGCGTTTATCAAGTCAGGGGGCGAGAAAGATGAAGGGGGGGGAACCAAGCCTCGTACATTGAGATTCTTACCATATAAAGACGCGAGCGAGAAAGTGGATTTACCTCATTTAAGGAATGCGCTTGCAAGTTTGAATCAAACCAAATTAACGCCGGAAGAGAAATCAAAAGCGAAAAAAGTTTTGATAACTGCGGCTCGAAAAGCCGGGATCGGTGATTATTCAGAAATGGAGGTACAGATCATGGATGAGAAAAAATTGAGAGAAATCCTCAAACTTAAAGAGGATGATGATATCGAAAAAGCTGTCCAGACTTTATCGGATGAGCATAGTACGGTCAAAAAGAGTAAAGAGGAATCCGATACCAAATTGAAAGAGGCTACCGAGAAGATCAAGTCTCTTGAAACAGATAATAAAAAGCTCAAAGATGGATCGGATGGAACTCATACTTTGACCGATGAGGAATTCGAGAATATGGGGAAAAATGAGAAAAGACTTCTCGAAATTGAAAAAGATCGTGCAAAAGAAAAAGCCGAATATCTGGTTGATAATCTTATAAAAGAAGGTAAAATACTTCCCGCACAAAGAGAAAGTACTATCGGTATGGTGCTACGTGATCGGGATGGTTTTGAGAAATGGGCGAAAGATGCCAAACCAGTGATCGGTTTTGAGGAACAAGGTTCGGGTGGAACAGGTGGAGAGGGCGAAGATCCTTCGAATATTTATAACGATGCTATTAATGAGAAAGCTACGGAAAAGGCAATCAGTTTTGATGATGCGAAGGCTCTCGTTGACAAAGAAAATCCAGAACTACTCAAAGCCTATCAGGAATCAAGAATGGGCGAAGAATAGTCTGGTTTAATTATTAATTAAAGGGAGGCTACTCATGGGAGTACCAAAATCTACTTATGGACAGGATGCCTCTTTTGCCGTGACGAGTGATTTATCAGGTAGCCAGTTTCTGGGTGTGAAGGTTAGCTCTGGTGTTTTGACTACTACCCATACAAAAGGGAATGCCATTATTGGTATTCTTCAGGATAAGCCTAAGGGCAATGTTGATCCTGATGTTGGGCGAGTTCGTGGTTTTGGATTTACCAGAGTAAAACTCGGTGGTGCTGTTTCAGAAATGGATCAGCTTGTAGTTGACACTGATGGTTATATAATCACAGATGACACAGCAAATCAGTTTGTTATCGGTATCGCTTTAGAGGATGGCGATGACAATGATATTATAGGGTGCTTACTTACTATGTCACCCACTTTGACCGCATAGGGTCAGGAGGATTATTATGTCTTTATCACGTGTGAAAATGAGACAAGTCGATCCCTACCTGACTACGCTAATGGTTGCTTATGCAAACAGGCCGGATACTTTTATTGCAAATCAAGTATTGCCATTTTTGAATACCGGCGGCAAACGGTCAGGGAGATATCGCAAATTTACAAAAGAAAATTTCAGAAATTATGAAGATAAACGAGCACCTTCAACAATGGGCAACAAGATTGAATTCGATCTCGATACCGATGGTACATTCAAGTTGACAGATCGGAGTTTGTGGGATGGTATCGATGATACGATCCGCCAGGAATTCATGGGAGAGTTGCCAGTTGAAGAAATTACATCTCGCTTTCTGGTTGATGCCCGGATGGTTGCAAGAGAAAAGAGGGTTGCGAATTTAGTTCAAAGCGGGACATATTTAACAAATTATTCTGCTCTTACTTCAAATGATCGATGGGATGTTTATACATCCAGCTCATCGAATCCCAAAGAAGATATTAAAACCATGAGGCAGTCAATTTGGGCTGCTACCGCAACGAAAATGAATACGATTATCATGGGATATCAGGTATTTGATGCACTTCAACTTCATCCATTGATTTTGGAAAGTGTTAAATATGTAATGGCTACCACGAACAAGAATATGACTGCGGAACTTCTCGCATCTTATTTTGGTGTTGAAAAGGTTCTTGTCGGTTATCCTTTAGTTATCACAACCGATGAAGGTCAGTCTATTACTCTGGCGGCTATTTGGGGAAAGAATGTAATTGGTGCTCATATTGAACCGAAGCCTACTAACATGACACGGACTCTGGGTTTTACTCCGACTACGAAAAAGGGCGGAGCAGGGCATGAAATGCTCAGCTATTATGATAATGATCGAGAAAGCCAGATCATTAAAATTCGTGCCGATGAGAGTGAAGAGCTTGTGGATGTTGAATGTGCTTATTTGTTCAATACGGTTATATCTTAATATTTGCCCCTAAGATGGATCTGTGGGGTTGGTTTTGGGGTTTGTACCAGCCCCACATGATTTAATATTTAAGGGATTATAATTGTCATTGTCGAGAGTTATGATCAAACAGGAGGATGAACCGATGAAATATCAAGTACTGGGACATATTCAGCACAACAGGAAACATATAGAAAGTGGAGTTGTTGATTTGTCCAGGCCAGAGTCTGAGCTTGTGAAGATGGGTATTTTAAAACCTGTCAAAGACTCTGCGAATAAGACTTCCAAAAAAGGAGGTAAAAAAGATGCGAAGAAATAGTTTATTTATTATGCTGTTGTTAGCTGTATTGTTACCCATAACAATATCAGCACAACAGATATTTCAAGTTCCTGTTTATTTTTGGAACGATGTTATATTGGAACAGGGGTTTGTTACCGGCGAAAGTGCGAACGGTGCTGATGTAAAATTCTGGGGCGCTACTGCTGGTAATTATGTTCTTTATGATGCGAGCGAAGATTTGTTCACCGTTGTTCAAACAAATGATAATACTTCGGGTACTGAGGTGGGAGCAACCGTTACTTTAACTCAAACCGGTGCAGGTGCGATTTCAGAGGGTTTTTATTCTAAAGTTATTGCAGATGTTCAAACCGGATCGTGGGTCAATGGCATTGTTGGACGTGTCGATTATAGTACCGGATCAACTGGCGATGCTGGCGGCGGAATGGCTGCGGCGATTTGTGCTGAGTTAAATTTACCGGC